ATGACGTTTCGTTACATCCGCATCGTTAGTTCCTCTAAATCCGATTCTGACTATCCTCTTTATCTAGACGCGCCTGTTGATGGGGAAGGCAAGATTGTAACGCGTGGCTGGCTCTTCGGCTTCTTCGGTAGAGCGAAGACCGACAGGGTTCATCCGTGTATTGGCCGTTTGGATAAGGACGAGCCTTCCCTTCATTTTCCTTTTCTTTTTGATTTCGGCACTGATTTCACGGAGGCCGAGCGCTATTACTGGTCTAACATTAGCAACAAGAAGATCGAGAAGGCGGCTCAGTTCGCGGTCAAGATGCCGTCGGAGCGTGAGGGCAGGTTTGTTGAGGTGATCTATGAGGTTAGGGAGCTAATCGATTTAGTGAATCAAAAGCCGATCGATTGACCAGCTGCTCACAAGGTGAATGGTTGTGTAGCAAGTGCACTAGCACTGGGTTGCAGTAGCAAAACAGGCCCTCCCGACCTATGGCTGGTCGAGAGGGCTACAGGAGGAACAGAAAAATTATGAGCAAGTCTTCTGTCGTTTATTTATGACCAGGGCCTCAGAAATGACTACGGAGAGAACGTCTTGTTCTCTCCGCTGAGCAGCCAGACGGTCGTTTTTGTTTTTCTTATCCGTCCGCTTTTATTTAGCCATGGGACCACCGCTTGACGGCTATTACCACCAGTTTTTACGTTCGCAGTATTTCTTGCCGATCCGCTTCGCGTGTGGCGCTTTCACTCTTTGCGCAGCTTGTGGCGGTACTGGTTGCGGTTGCTGCTGGACCGGTACGAACACGGTCTTGCCGTTGATGATGATTGGCTCGTAAGCGCTCATGCCGCGCCTCCAGAGGGATATCGACCTTGAGCCGCGTGCTCTGAGAGTTTCTGACGAAGTTGTTCATTCTCTTGCCATGTATCGATGGCAACGTAGATCGAGAGGCCGACCGCGAAAAAGAAGCAAGCCGAAATGGAAAATAACACGCCAAAAATTCCGAAGGCTATAACAGTCGCCACTTGCTTTGCTGCCTCCCTCCGATTCTCTCTTATGCTGCTGACGCATTTGTCGGGAGAGCCCGAGTAGTAGTCGAATTGATATAAACCTTCATTGAGCGTGTCGAAAAAGTCCTTACCGCTAAAAGGGTCGTGCTTTTTGTCCCACTCAGATAATGCGATCTGCCAAGAATTTTGCTGCTTGTCGTCGGTCATCATAGCACCTGCCCATTTTCATCGACAAACTCCAAAGAGCCACAGCCCTTGAGTTTGAAGCCACTGCCGGAAAGCAGATCGATGAGTTTGACCAACTGACGGGCTTGCGCCTCGCTAATGTCGTTCCGGTTGTTGATCTTATCCTTGTAAAGTTCGGTGACGAATTCGTACCATGTCTGCGTGGCCTTCTTAACGCTGCTCTTCGCGCTCGCGCTCGTGTGCATGATCGCGATGTCAGCTTGCGCACCGGTAACAAAATGTACGAGTTCACCAAGGAGCAAGCCGATCCAATTCTTGTGTGACTTGGAAATGGTCATGTACGCGGACGACGCGTTCAGTTTCGGCTTGCGCGTGTAGGGGATACGCACCGTGGATTTGGCCTTGAGGTCCGCAATCGGATCAAGCGCCAGGGCGTCGGGGTGGGTCTTGATTACGGTCTGAACGACCTCGAAAATGTCTGAGAAAGTGTCTGTCGAAATGCTCATGGGGTTTTTGCCTCCTTATTATTTTTAGCTTTTAATCCAGTTGCGGAAGCGCTGGATGAGATATGCGATGTGCGCAGCCTCCGTGCCATTGCATCGTGTCTCATGCGTTTCGCCTAGTTGGACCTTTGCGCGAATTCGCTCCCACCGCGCTTTCTGGCTGGCTGAAATTTTCGCCTTTGTCTCTTCGCTGATCGATCCGCCTTTATTTGCCATAGCGGTTCTCCTCAGCGGTTGTTCGGAAATGATCAATCGCCGCTCCCAGGTCGGCGTAGAGAGCATCGATGGCGTCGTTGATACGTTGACGAGCCGTTTCCTCTGCAATCGCCTTCTCAAACGGTGTCGGACCATTCTCCAAACGAGCGCGCGCAGTTTCTCCAAGTATCTGTGCGCATTTGTTATTCCATTCATCGCCGCAATTCAGTTCTACCATTGGGATTTGCTCCTTCTTCTTGTTGTCTAACGTAGTATTTATGCCTGGACGCTCAGGTCAGCTTCAAATGCTGTCTCCGTTGATTTTCGCCCAACGATTACGCTGACCCTCCGCAATTGCTGCGCGATGTTCGTCGGATAAGACTTTGCCTCGTTGCGCTTCTCCGATACGTCGTTTGGTGTCATCGGAATGACGTTTACCACGACGGGCATTTCCGATTTTTCGCTTGGCTTCGTCGGTGTGTTGTCTGGACATTGTTGTTCCCTTTCTTTTGCGGCCTTCTTCTCTGCCAGGCTTGCCTTTACGGCTGCGCTGATCTTGGCCTTGTGTTCTTCTGATTTTTGACTGCCTTTCAGCGCGTTGCTGATGGCTTGTTTCGTTTCCTCGTCACGCGGCTTACCCGTCTTTGACGCGGACATTTTTGCTCTCGTCTTGACGGTCGCCTTCTTGCCGGTGCGAGCTTTGCGGATGAGGTCTTTGCTGTCGTCGGTGTGTTGATCACCAGGACCGAATTGCGTGGAGCGCTCACTGTCTTCGCGGTTCATGTAGGCGGCAGTTTCAATGCTCATCACACCAGTCTTGAACGCGCTACGGGACTTCCAGCCTAAGACGTAACCGAACTTGCCCTTCATCATCCGCTCGAAAGTCCCTTTGGTCATGGCAGCTTCCATGCGCTTGCGTCGGCTTGGAGTGACAAGCGTCATGAATTGCTCGAACGTTAGTTCGAATGACCGCTTATTCACGTGCTGATAAGTTGCGGCGTTGTGCCATTGAGCAAAAAGGGCAGCGTCAACCGCGTCTGCGACTTGCTGGGGATCGGATTGTTTTGTGATGCGGCGAATGACTTCAATGGCCGATGCTTTCGGCTTCTTCTCTGGATATTGCATGTTGTTCCTCGTTACGTTTTTATAAGCGCTCTCTCACTGCGCTTTCATCTAACTATTTATAAAATAACGAGAATATCGCTGTCATTATTAAAATGCATGGAAATGCCGTGACCGGTTGAGAGCAGTCACGGCTTATGTCGAGGAAGACATGGCGGGAGATTTGTTCGCCGTTTTTATTTATCGCTTCTGCGACTAGCTGCGCTTTTTACTGGCGATGAGGTAGGTTGATAGGAGCCATATATTATAGAACAGGCATTACACTAATAGAGGTAGGATAATTAGATCCATATATATTATATATATATGGACCCACTTGTCCCACTTCCATCAGCGCAAAGCGCTGGCGGCTTCACGCATCGCTTCGCGTTTTTCGTGGCACTCAAATCCGCTCATCTCTGCTACTCGCGGTCGCTGTCGCTCGTTCCCAGTTGGGGAACTCCACTTCGCTGATGGCGGCATAGCCATTGTTTTTGGTCGCTCCGCTCCACTTCGTTACTGTGGTTTGGTCGCTCCGCTCCTGGGTTTTCAATGGGTTTGAGTGAGTGCCTATCTGGCGCGGCAGGTGGCTCTTTCCAACGGGCGTCCAAACCCTTCCAATAAATATCGGCATGATTTCACTTGCCGCACAAAACATCATCAAGACCGCCGAAGGTCTGAAACTCACTGCATATCTGTGTCCCGCCAAAATCCCGACGATAGGGTGGGGCCACACGAAGACGGTAAAAGCTGCCGACGTTGGTAAGAGGACGATCACGCAGGCCGAAGCGCAGCGGTTGTTTGAGGCCGACGTGGCTGTTTTCGAGGCGGCTGTAGCAAGGCTGGTAAAGGTCAAGTTGACCGAGAACCAACGCGGCGCTCTCGTTTCGTGGACCTTCAATCTCGGTGAAGGCAATCTAGCCAAGTCAACGCTGCTCAAGCGCATCAACGCAAAGGCCCCGATTGCGGATATCGAGCGCTCCTGGGTGCAGTGGATAAACTCAGGCGGCAAGCCCTTGAAGGGTCTTCTGCTTCGCCGTCAGGCTGAAGTCGCCTTGTGGAAGCAGCCATGAGGAACCGTTTCGAAGCCAAGGTCGCGAAGTCGCTTGGTCCCGAATACGCTTATGAGGCGATGCGGCTCACATACACGGTCGAGAAGAAGTATCTGCCTGACTTCATTGATGTGGACGGCAAAAAGATCGTTGAAGCGAAAGGCCGCTTCACGGCAGAGGACAGAGCCAAGCACAAGGCGATCAAATCCCAACACCCGGATTGGGACGTGACCATCGTTTTCCAGAACGCTCAGAAAACGATCTCCAAGACCAGCAAGACGACCTACGCGGGCTGGTGCGATGCCAACGGCATCAAGTGGCGACAGGCTTGATCACTTAAAGACTTCGCCCGTTGAGACATTCAGGTAAAGCCGATTTGGGATCGTCATCCCGCCGCAGTATGTGAAATAGATGGGCTTGTTCTTGTGGTTCATCGACTTCAAAAATCCGCCGACCTCTTCAAAATCAGACATCTTACAAGTACCGACCGAGACAAGTCTACGGGCGGCTGTCACGAATGCCTTCTCGTGCTTCTTAAAGTCATCTGATTGTGAAACGCTTTGTGCGATCTCATCTGCCAGCGCCATCGACGATACGAGGCAGATGGAAGCAACCAAGGCAACACTGCGAGCTGTCCGCATCAGTCAGATAACCTTCTGCGCTTTATCCAGATACTTTTTGATGTTGAACGAGATTTCGGCGACCGTGCCGAGAGCGAACGAGAACAACAGCATGTTAGAGCCACGATCAAAATGCTTGGCGCTGCTGACCCCGGCAGCGACTTGCTGCTGCATGTCCATCTGCACGTACTGGAAGCCGAGATAGATTTGCCCGACCGCGCCGAGCAGGCCGAGAACTGCGATGACCATCGCGCATTTTGTAAAGAACATTTCCAATCCCCCAGATCGATATGGTTTGTCTACGATAGAACACGCCTTACGTGAATAGCCGACGAGACCTCAATCTGCGCTTTACACTGGAAATGGATCAATTACCGTTACTTCAGGAAGGAAGCTCCCGGTGCCAGATAACGGATCAACAAGGCTAATCCCGCTATGGCTTCGTCGCCCTTTGCTGCAAAGATTGCCAGAGACACCACCCACACGATCATGCGATCAGACAGTTCAAGTCTGAACCCTCGTCCCTTCGCGTAAATCCATTTCATCGGGTGCCTCGATTTTCTTGCCGGTAGGGGCAAATATGGTCCTCGATGGTTGTTCTGTACACCCCAAGGATACTAGGGCGAGTATAGTTAACGCGCATTAACAGTTTCTTGTCGCCAGACCCCGCACATCCGCTCTAAGACGCGTCTTGCGGCTCGATCCAGTTAAATAGTTTAGCAGAACTCGCATGATCGATGGGTTCATAACAGGCAGACCCATTATGTTCGAAAGCTTCGCAGCGCTCCTTACCGCAATAGGTATCAATCCCGCCCACTTCTTCGCTGGCCTTGCCGGTGCAATCGTTCGTATCGCGATCCAGGGCAAAAAGTTTACATTTGAGGTTGTCAGCGGCGCATTCGCCGGGTCGCTTTGCGCGTGCTACTTAGCCCCGCTGGTCGCACGTTGGATGCACTTGGACCCCATTGATGCAGCCGCAAATGGCGGGCTCGCATTTGTATTGGGGATGGTCGGCATCTCAATTGCCGAAGGTCTTGTTCGCGCCGCGCAGCGATGGGCACTCAATCCTAAAATCCCCCGTGTAGGTGTTCTCGCAGATGCTCGCGATGCGCTGGATATGTCCGAGCTGAAGGACAAGAAATCCGACAAGGACGAATAAATACCTCACAGGAAACAGTGAGGAAGAACATGTCATTCATCTATCAGTTGTTGGATACCATAATCGCGTGGCCAGACCGCAGACGTGAAAAGGCGAATGCGAGAGCAGAGCGCGAACATGTCAAAATGGAAGTTGCGCTTGAACGGAATGGTAACTCAATCGCCAAGAATTACGCGGACTTGTTCAATTACAGAAACAGCGACCCTCCATTGCGGTGCATACCCATCTTACGAAAAGGCGGGATTATTCTGCCTGAAACAGCGCCATTGCCGTTCGATATGGCACTTCCAATGTCGCCGGGAACATGCCCGATATCAAAGTCCTACAATGACGCACAATTCATCCATCGCTCAATTCTGGATGCCGATTACAGAGGCCCAATCCACTTCGATGTCAAACGTCACGCATACATTGTTTCGTTCGCCACGAAAAATGAACTTCTCATTTTCAAACTCACTTACGGTGGTGAGTGATGCCGTATACGATGTTTGTCGAAGTCGATTCCTACGAGGTGCGTCAAGGCGTTTGGCAATTGCTGTTCAACGACACTTACGACCTAACCCCGCTTACCTACGCCGATAACGAAAACAGTGAAGTCCATGGTCGGACGATCACAGGCCAGCAGCACTTGAACGCGGCTGTCGTAAGCCTGCTCCTTTATGGGAAACTCGCTGGCTATAACTGGACGAATGTTCTGAATGTGCAGACCGGCAAGACATGCGGGGCTGAAGTCGAATTCGCCACAAAAGCCGACGCCATGTTGTTTAAACTTGCCTGTGGAGCCTCGCACTGAATAGTTGCGTTTCCTAATGCGACACGCAACTGTAAATCAACGGGGACGAAGCATGTGGGAGCGGTTTAGCAGTGTCGTTCAGAAAGAAAACAACCTTTGTAATCGGAGCAGGAGCCAGTGCCGAGTTCGGCCTACCGGTTGGAACAGGACTTGCGGCGGAGATTAAAAAGTCGGCGCTTCTGACCGATTCCAACGGCTCCGACACAACACAACGAGCCTTGCTAGGGATTCTGGAAGCAAAGTTCCCCTTGGTACCTGATCGAGATCGGCAGTCACAAGCGCTGTTCGACATTCACGACGGCATCCACACGGCGGTTAGCATCGACGCGTTTATCCATCGACACAGCCGCGATAGGAACATCGAATATTGGGGCAAAGTGCTGATTGCGCTTGAAGTGTTGAAGGCAGAACGCAATTCTTCGCTGGCGGAGGGGCATTGGGACGAATTCTCCAGCGATCCCAATGCAGTTATCGAAATTGGTGATAAAAAGCTGAAGAACCCCGACTACACTTGGATCGGCGCGTTTTTTAGAACGTTATCCGACGGCGTGCTCAATTATCGGGACTTGGGAAAAGATGTAACCATCATCTGCTTCAACTACGATCGTTGCATTGAGGTGTACCTTGCTGAAACTATCGCCGACGCATACCGGGTCCATATCGAAGACGCCTTAAAGGTGGTTGAGACCAACTTCCACATCATTCATCCGTATGGATACCTTGGAAAACTTCACGTTCGTCCAGGGGCACAGGGTCGAGGCAGATTATCTTTTGGCTATGTCCTGAGTGATGAAGGTGGCGAGATAGATGCAATTGCGGAAAACATTCACACCTACACCGAGCAAGCGCACGATTACGACAAGGTCAAAGAAATTCACACTGCTATGTCCGAGTGCACGAACTTGGTCTTTCTGGGTTTCGGGTTCAACAACCAGAACCTCAATTTGTTAAGAGTGAAAAAGGCGTTTCATGATGTGGATACAACAAAGAACGTGTACGCAACCGGCTTTGGTTTATACAAGCAGATAGAAGGCACCTTAAAACGGCGGATCATGGACTTGTTTCTCGATAGGGATAAACACAAGTTCTGGCGCCAGGACATCAACATTGAGTTCGGTGTTGGGTGCGAAGAGTTGTTTAAAATTCATGACATGAATCTATCCTCATTCAGTCAGTCTTACATTTCTTACGACCGTGGCGAGTTGCAGCATCATCATGTCAGCGGAGATGACTGAGATCAGCGGGGGTTCGCTGAAAAACGCTAGCGCCTCATCACTTTCGACTCCACATAATTGGCGCGGTGTTAGCCAGCAAGATCGCATCGGCGCTGGCTATTGGACCACGACTTAAGGAAACGTCATGTGGGCTAGACTGACTAAATTCTTCGCGGAAAATGTAGTAGCTTCCGCTGTTTCATTTACGTTGCTGTATCTGTGGCTCCTGGTGTTTTTACACGGCAGCGCATTCACAAGTCCCGGAAATATGGCCGACGAAATCAAGCTAAACATTATCGGAGATAGTGTGGGCGGTCTCACCGCACCTTTAGCTTTGATCTGGCTGATTGCGGCGGTGATATCTCAACGACAAGAGTTGAACCTGACAAAGAGTGAGCTGGAAAAGACCGCCGACGCGATGAATAAGCAAGTCCAGTTGATGAGGGAGCAATCTGAGTTGCAGCGAGCAGTTGCTAGCGCTAACGTTCAAATGACTTGGTTCCCAGAGAGATTTGCGCTGTACCACTACTTTAAGACTGTCAGCAGCGGTTTGTTTGACGGCTTATCGTATGAAAAATTGAGAGACCTCGATTCTCACATAAACAAGGTTCGCTTTGTATACGGACCTGAAGTCTTCGCGCAGGGCAAAGATTTTTTTGCCTTGGCGAAATCGATGCGTTTGAACGTGGACTTTTATGAGAACGTGATAGGTGGTTTTCCACCGATTGATGAAGATGGCAACTTTTCAGTTTCCTTCCATAATGAAGAGATGGAGGCCCGGGCGAACGAAATCCTTGGACAGTTGCATGAATTATCGAGCGCGCTCACTAATGGGAAATTCATTAGTGCGCTTGAAAGGGCATTAGACTTAGAGGAGCAGGCCGTCGTCAGCGACACAAGCTGATTAAGATCAGCGATAGATCAACGAAACCGTGGACTTCATATAATTGGCACGATATCGCCCAGCTCGCTCGTAATGGCTCGGATAATCCAGCGGGCCGCTATTCTTAGCCTTCGGCATCAAAGGGCAACCGAAAAGATCGCTCGCCCTTTTGTTTTTTCGGCAGCAGACATTCGACAGTAATCCAATGTCAGAGGCTGCAATGCAACCAACACAACCACAACAGTTTGTCGCGTACTATCGCGTTTCCACCGCCAAGCAGGGTGCAGATGGATTGGGCATCGAAGCGCAACGAGCAGCCGTTAAAGCGTTCGCACAAGGCAACGTGATAGCGGAGTTTACAGAGGTCGAGAGCGGCGGAAAGAACAATCGCCCGCAGATCGCCATGGCACTCGATTACGCCCGTCAACATAAAGCTACGCTGCTCATTGCCAAGATGGACCGGCTGTCGCGCAATAGCGCTTTCATCAACAATCTGTTGGAAGCAGGCGTTGACTTCCTCGCAGTCGATCAACCACACGCCACTCCATTGACGATCCGAATACTCGCTGCTGTCGCACAAGAGGAACGGGAGCAGATCAGCAAGCGGGTGAAGGCGGCGCTGGCTGTTGCTAAAGAGCGGGGTGTCAAATTAGGCGGCGCTCATCACTCCAAACAGGACAAAGCCGACACCTTTGCGGAATCGCTTCAGGAAGTCCTTCAGACGCTCATAGACAGCGGCACCGACACTCCGGCAGCAATTGCTAAGGCGCTTAACGAACGCGCTATACGGACGCCACGTGGTGCCGCTTGGGGAACTGGTCAAGTGGTGCGGCTGCTGCGAAGAACAGGGAAGGGATAACGGTGCACCACCCCCTATGGCACCTTTACAATCACTAATAGATGCTACACCAATTTTGATGTTTCGGTGAAAGCGTGGCACGACTTGAAGCCGGAAGACCTATAGCGTCGAGGATGATGGTGCCGATGGCAATCGTAGATATTTTCTCAAAGAGGCAGAACCGAGCACGAGGCGAAGTAAACGACACGTACCAATACGACGTGATGACGAAGACGCTGCGTGTAAAACTGTTTTATGCGATCCAAGATGGAATGGGTACGTATGACCGGTACAGAGCCAACCTACACGTGCGGAGTGTTTACACTGAAATAGTAGAAATTCTGAGACGCGAGTATGGCGTGAAAGATTTGGGTGCCTATGGCACCGGTGGAATGTTTTCCGAACTGGAGTATTTTTTTACGAATACCGGGGATGTTGAGCGCGCCCTTGATGTACTTGAACTCTGTTGTAAGGCCATTGACGAAGAGTATAGATCAAAAAACTATCTAAATTTAACAAATCATACTGATAAAATCGACGAGGTGCTCGAGGAAATAAACTTCAGGATGCGAGAGCATGGCTTCGGATTTCAATATGTGAGCGGTGAAATCGTACGTGTAGATTCAGAGCTTATACACTCTGAGGTTGTTAAGCCTGTACTTCGGCTCTTGAATGGTCCTGAATATGCTGGGCCTCAAGAAGAATATCTTTCTGCACATCAGCACTATCGCCATGGCAGCAACAAAGAGGCACTCGTCGATTGCCTAAAGGCGTTTGAAAGCACAATGAAGGCCATTTGCGACAAACGCGGATGGGGCCGCGACGCCAACGCAACAGCCAGTCAGCTGATTAAGTTGCTCTTCGAAAAGGAACTCGTTCCTGTATTCTGGCAGACTCAAATGAACGCGCTAAAGAGCAGCCTTGAGAGTGCGGTCCCGACAGGAAGAAACAAGTTGGCGGGGCACGGGCAGGGAAGTGAACCCACGCAGGTGCCGCCCTATTTGGTGGGCTACATGCTCCATATGACAGCAGCGACGATCTTATTTCTCGTCGAAGCAGAGGCTGCATTCCCCTGAATGGTGGTACTGAACGTTGAATGAGCCAACGATGCGACCAAGGAAGCCCAAACAAATGGTGCCACTTGGAGAGGAATGGGAACGGCTCAGATTGTAAGGTTGCTCACTCGGGTTGGTCTGCGACAGTTGGAGTGATCGCAGAGTTGGGTGACTTCGCGTTTTCACATTGCAAGCGCAGTAACTCATCTTGGTACCGCTGATGCTTGAAGTACCATGACGTGAGCCCCAATGACGCAATGGCTGCCCCTATTAGGTAGAAGTAGCGGAAGAGTGAAACATCGTTGGAGAGTTTTTTCAAAAGGACTTGAAGTTTGACCTCCTGCGTCTTTGTCTCGGAGGCAGTTTTAAGAAACTCTGTTCGTTTCAATTGCACTTCAGCGAGCGTCTTCTGTGTTTCTTCATACGCTTCAATCGCCATTTGAGAACGGTTTCGGTCATTAATGTTCTCCGGCTTCTTTGCCTCATCTAAAAGTTCATTTGTCCTGTTAACCTGCTGGTCCAACATATCAGTCGCGCGAGATACAACGTCGGCGTCGCGGTCGAAATTGTAAGACGACTGTGCGTAAGCAATCTCTCCTTGCCCTAACTGCTCAGTAATATCTCGGCTGACCCAAATAGAGAAAGCCATGATAAAGACGCCGCCAAGGGTCATAAACTTGTAGAGATTGTCTGTCGGTAACTGAGGGATCATTTATCTGCTCTCCCTGAGCAATCTTCGGTTGTCCTGATTCTCCAAAGGCTATTGATAAGAGAGCACGGCAGCAACGGTGCTGCTGGTGCAAAGGACTTATACAATGGCAAACGCACTAGAAACCCTGAAGGCAGCAGCAACGACCGGTCATGTTGGTGGTCAGAACCCAGTAGATATCTTCTACGCAAAAATACAGACACAGATCGACTACGCTGGTCAGATCAAGGACGGCAAGGCGATCAACACGCGGTCGCTATGGTTCCGAAAAGACGGCGCTGGCTACGTCGTGCGGATCGGCCGGAATGCTTTCGAGATCGCCGATAGCAAACTGTTCCGCGCTGCTGATCTTGATGGTGTGGCGACGATCCTGAACGCTGCAAAGGAAGCCATTCAAGCGGACAAGAAACTGCAAGACGCCATCGCGATCCATTCCATGGAGCGGAGCGAGCGCTTGAAGGTTGGTCGTGCGAAGGGCAAGGCCGCTAAGCAGAAGTAATCAACAAGTCCGCTTGCGCAATCGGACGAAGCCCGCTGGAAACGGCGGGCTTTCCATGTCCTCAACACCCCAGGCACTATAGCAGCGCCCGCGCATCAGAGGGTCCTCAGGAGCGCCGTCCGCGCGTTTCTAAGCGTTCAGCGCATCAGCCGCAGCGCAACGGCAAGAATGCGCTGTATGAGCCTCCAAAGGCTGGCCTTCTACTCGGATTTTTAATGCACCACCGGCAGTCGCCACTACAAACTCACACGTACGTCTGCCTGCTGATGCAATTTTTATAATCGTCCAAAAACTATTGCTGGCTTGTGTCTTTGCCATCCAACAACTCATTGAACAATCGCTGTGTTTCCTCGGGAGAGCTTTCACGCTGCTTTGGTGCAGCGGCAGGCGGCACTTTGCGCTCCGCCCTAAACTGCTCAAACGATCTCTCACCCCATGGGGAGCAGATCGGTTCATCAACGAAGTTCGTGGATCGACAAACGCTTAGTTTGCCACTTGCCGTATCAATCCGCATCACTCGGTCACGCTCGGTGGTGATCGCATATCTGGGCGCGGTGAGCCAAATGCTGCCAGCGACAAGAACTCCAGTGATGGTGATTGCGAGGGCTATCTGGTTCATTCAGTGGGTTTACCAAGTAATCATTCTCAAAGCATGAATTCCTCTGCCAACGCTCGTCCGTCGGGTTACCTTTTCCATGCCGCCGTTTTATCGGCTAGCGAGGAAATTTTATAGCTTTTTTGCAAGCCGTATGGTAGGTTAAGCTGTGTTTTTAGCCCAACATTCGGGCTCCAAATATCTTCGCTTCTCTCGACCGGTTTTATCTTTCCCGCAATCCTAGCCGCAGTTGGATACTGCACCCTTTCTTACCTCTCGACCTCAAAGGAGAACGCCATGACCCCAAATAAGACCAAGGACTTTTTTCGTCACGCCTATATCGGCACGTTGAATGCGTTCTGTGGAATTTTTGCATCGGTCGCAGCAAGCGGAATTTTGGGCTAAAAACACCTCTCACCTTCGGGTCGGACCGCCGCGCTGTATGAGCCTCCAAAGGCTGGCTATCTACTCGGTCCTTTATGCACCACCGGCTTCCACACAATCTGTTGCGGCTGTCTGTCAAATCCATAGGGTTCCAGGTAGAGCTCGCACGTGCCGGGGTCGCATTGCGTGCATCGGAACTTGACCGTGCGATAGTCCTTGAACTTGCCCAGGTGGCTTGAGAGATCGTGCGCGAATGCCTTGGCAGTCCGACCGCATTGTTTGCAGCGACCAACTACCATCATGCGACGACTAGCAGCATATCCAAGGGTTCTATCCGGCATGGCTCACGATAGAACATATCAGGAACATCGCGCAAGCGGTGCGTGGTCCCAGGGGATGACAGTGCACTGGTTTTATGAACTAGTAGCCTAAACTTCAGCCGATGCTAGAACGTTTTGCATAAGGGTGTTTGATGCCGATGTTTTACTCTCCACCGCAGACGGTTCGAGAACGGGAATATCTCTACATTGACGGTGGATGCCTGAGGGCCACCATCAAAAGCATGAGCAAGGAACTTTTCGGAGATGAAAATTGCTATCAGCCTCTCGTAAAGGCGTTGGCGAGTGGGGGGTATGACAAGATTTACTATTACGATGCTGTTCCGGGTCGGGATCACGGCGAGAACGAAGCTGCATATGAGCTCCGCGTCCAACCAGATCACGAAAGGTTTGCGAAAATTCAGGCACTGGATCGCGTCCATGTGGCATTGGGGCGACTGCAGGGACCGAACAAGCGCCAAAAAGGCGTCGATGTCAGATTAGCCGTAGATATGATGACACACGCCTTCCGTGGACATGTTTCGAAGGCCACGCTTTTTGCGGGGGACTCCGATTTCGTACCGCTTATAAAAGCGTTGGTGGGGGAGGGTATGCACGTCACTCTATGGCACCCGCCTCAAGCAAACGCTGAACTAAAGGGCGCTGCTGATACGACACGACTGTTCAATTTCAAGGCAGATTATGGCGCTTTTTCACAAGATGGCGCGGAGGCGGCTTTCCAAAATCGCGGCTCCTGGCATGGAGCCATGCCACCGGATGGCCCGGGGGTGGAGAATTGTATGCGGGTTGGAAACGTGTTTTTCGTAGGAACGTGGTCTAACTCTGAACTCAATATTTGGCGTAGCGAGGATACCGAGAGTTGGTCGTCCATTAGCTTGTTTGTTCCTGGCGCCGATCTAAGTAGAGCCACTGCGGCGTTCGAATTTATCTATGGTTGGGGAATATTCCCAGATGGCGAGAAATCGATCGTTTGTGGCTGAAGAACGGTCAATATCGCGTAAGGCCCGGATTGCTCCGGGCCATCACCTCAATAGTATTTCAGTTGAACATCGCGCTTGATCACGGCGGCAGACGGTTTAGACGATGATATCGCGGTCCTGAAAATTCTTCACGAATGCGGCGGCACCCTCAGGCGTGTCAAAACCCACAACGGTGTAATAACTGAATTTCGAAACTGCACCATCCGCTTCAGCGTTTCCTACCATAACGTCCGTCGCCAGTGTCGCTTCACTCATGACTTCGTCTTGGTTCGCACCGGTTGCCGCATCCAGACACGACGCCCAATAGTCGGCACCGATCTCCGAAATGTCGTAAGCGAGCAGGTGCTTCGTCTGAGCCGCCAGGATCAACGTTTGGAATTCGCGCAAATTCTCTGAACGCTCCTCTGGCGAAAGGTCCAGTACGACGTAAAGTTCATCAGCACGACAACGAACGTGGCCGCACAGGTTGGGAAGCTCCTCAATGCTCTTGAGCGCTGTTGCGAAAGCAGAGCCCGGATCGACGGGCGTGCGAAAATAGTATGCCAAGATATAATCCTTCTTTTGATGGCTTTAAAAACGGGAAAAGTTTCGGTGAGGTGATGCGTGGACAAATCCAGGCATCCTCATAGTCAGGGTTTCGGGTTTTGCAGCTTCCACAGCATTAGGTCGATGCTTGGATCGGCGTGCCAAGCCATGAGCGCCAGCCAGTAGTAATTGCGTTCCGCCATGCAGTTTGCCATCGCATCCTCATCCGCTTTGATGGTGGCATTCCATTTGACCGGATCGATACCGCCGGGACCATTCAGCGAGCGCAACTTCTCCTGGCTTTCTTCTGTGATGCGCAAGACTTCGACGCTTGCATCGAGGTACTTCCTCAGCACCGTTTCCACGGGTGTGTTGTTCATTTCTTTTTCTTTCTCCAGTACGGCGGTCGCACGGGTGCTGCCACTCGTTGAGCCTTTGGCGTTTCCGCTAGGGGTTTAAACACATCGTTGCTCTCTGATCGGAACTCAGCGAGATAGTCGGGCCAGCAGCAAGCCAGCCCGCAGATGTAGATCACTGAAGGTCGCGATAGGTTTCACCGTTACGAATTTGGCTGATTGTTCTTCGGGTGACGCCGTATAGGTTCATTAATTGTAACTCTGTCATCGGGGCGTTACGGATGTGCTTGATCTGCATTTCGGTGAACAAACGGCGGAGTTTGGCGCTAGAGCCCGCCTCAGTTGAGTTCAACTTAAGCCATCGGAAATTGTCCGGGCCAAACGGTTTCTTTGCATCAATACGACGGAGCACCGTATACTCCTGATAAGGTCCTTCACGGAGGACATCGTGGTAGAACGAATCGAAGTCATACCAAGCATCGACCATTATCGCGCCAGTCGTACGAGTAACCTTGCTCAGCTTCAACCAATGCCGATACACGGGACGAACGACCGGATCGTGAACGTTAACCTTGTGCCGCTGCGGCGCTTTGCGCTCAACATCGCCAGTCTCAACAACCAACGGCTTATCAGCGACAAAATCAGGTGCGCCGCAACTTGCGCCGGTTACGCGTCTCTTACGCCAACGCCCTTTTTGACTTACGATGTACGAGACGCCGCGTTCGAACTGCATCGGGTTGCCACGAGCATCGACAGCTATGGGATAGAGAAATTTGCCGTTTGGCATTTCCATCATTAGGCCATATCCGTGCGATAACACGTCTGACTGAATGGCGCTTGGTGCAGCGGGGACTTCGTTTGAACGGACGTATCCTAGGCAAGCGGCCAGATGGTCTAGGATGGAAGAAAGCAGTCTTAACATTTATTGCTCCATGCGTGATGATTCGCCGGGCGAATATGCCGCTGGCGCAACTCGGTCTGATTGAGTTGGTGACCGTTAGAGGCATCGAACCTCGTGAAGCGCCCTATACGCACAGTCTTGACGACGGCATGGAGATGCGTCGCTGAGGCGTTATTAGCCGCACTTATCCGAAGCTGCAATATAAAATTAGTTGAATTGGTGAATTATGGTTAACCTTGGCGAGTTTCCGCGCCGATTACTTGCGCATTAGCTGGCGTTACATCGACGATCTGTGCCTGCAGCGATTTGCGTGCGCGGGCTGCATCCGCGAGGATATCGGCCATATGTGTGACCTGCACATCAACGTCGACCTTTTGCGCAGCCTTGCTAACAAACGGTGCTAGAAACATGTCGGTTGCTTTTAACCGCACCATTTCATTCGTGCTGTTCATCATCAAGTCATATGCGACCTGGACCGCTTCAAGTGTTTTCGCCTGCAACGCTTGCTTGATTTCGTCGGGTACTGGTGGTCTGCCTTTCGGGTTGCCGCTCTGCCCCGGCTTAAATTTCTTTCTTTCCAGGGTCGCCTTTTGTGCTTCGCTAAGTACTCGTTTCGCCATTAGTCCTCCATCTCGTGTCCGCCGAGCAGCGCGAGAAACTTTCGGCCATCGTCGTCGTAGGTAAAGTTGATCGTGAAGGATTTCGGGCTTGTCTGCTCGAATGTGTAATCGCGTCCGATTTCAGCCGTGATCCACGCGCCGAACCGTTTCTCGATCCACTGCGCAGTTGCTTCATCCGCTAGAATGCCGGGATTTATCTTGAGGTATTCGGTAAGACCGTTCTCGCCGCGCTTATGGCCCTCTGCGATTTCATATTGAATTTTCATGGGTGTTCTCCGTGCTGTCCATATTTAGCCGGACGGAGGGTTTGAGCGCTCAAAATGCGAGGTGAAAATAAATAGCCGGACTTAAACAGCCGGTAGAAAATTTATGAACCTCAACAAAGAGGAACAGAAGCAATTTGCGGAGCTGCTACAGCAGTTTCACCAAGACATCGAATTCTTCGCGATCACGCTATTCGGGCATGATAATGCGCTTCGCCCCAAGCAGATCGAGTTCTGCAACGCCTTCCGCAATTACAAGCGCATCACCTTCAAAGGCGGCGTCGGCTTCGGCAAGACGCGAGCGCTTGCAATCCTTGTTTGGTGGAGCCTCTTCACGCACGATCAGGTGCAGGTCACGATCTTTGGACCTAACGAAGGTCAGATCAAGTCGGGTATCTGGAAGGAACTGCAAATCCTTCACGCCAAGATGCACCCCATCTGGAAAGACCTGTGGGACGTAACTGCGACGCGCATTCAACGAACTAAAAACTCTGCTGATTGCTTTGCCGAGTTTCGCCTTGCCAACAAGGACAACGTTTCATCCGCACGCGGTATTCACCAGATCAACAATTTCGTTTTCGTTGACGAAGCCACAGGCGTTCCAGACGAAATTTACACGGAAGCGCTCGTAAACGTGCTTCGCGATCCCAACGGCAAATTGTGCCTGATCTCCAACCCATCAACCACGAGCGGCTACTTCTGGGAGACATGGAACGGCAACATCGCGCCGATGTGGGCGAAGGTGCATGGTCGAATGACCGACGCGCCGCATGTCACGGAAGAAGATCTCAAAGCCGCTGAAATCGAGTACGGCGGCAAGTTCTCCCGCGAGTATCGCATCCTCGTCCTTGGCGAGTTTCCGTTGAGCGACACAGACGGTCTTATCCCTCGCAATCTCGTTGAGCAGGCCATCGAAAACGAAGCCGCTGTACCGTCGGATCGTCTGCCGATCATATGGGGCCTTGATCCGGCTGAAGGTGGCGACCGCAGCGTTTTAGTCATCCGACACGACAACCAGGTTCTCGCAGTACACTCGTGGCGCGGTCTGGAAACCAAGCAACTTGCGATGAAAGTCCGTGATCTCTTCCAGGCCACTCCAAAACAGCAGCGCCCTTTGGCGATCTGCGTTGACGCTATCGGTATCGGCAATGGTGTTTGGAGCGACCTCCAATACATGGGCCTGCCGGCGAAAAAGGTTATCGTTTCGTCAAGCCCCACGCGCCGCGCCGACTTTTACAGTCGTTTGCGTGATCAGCTTTGGTGGGAGTGCAAGGAGTGGTTCGCGACTGAAAACGTCTGCATTCCAAACAACGAAGACCTAGTGAAAGAATTGCTGCTGCCGAATTACGAGAGCGACAGCGGTAAGATCAAAGTCGAGAAGAAGTCGGACATGAAGAAGCGTTTCAAGGGCGTTTCTCCTGACCACGCAGACGCGCTTTGCCTGACCTTCGCGATCAGCCCGACGAGATACGCCAGCAAGTACGAATGGCGACCAGACGTGGAAATTGACCTTCGCCAGTACGAGTGACGGAAACGCACCTCGCAATAAATACGGGACAATCAATAAAAATAAGAACGACGGGTCGCACCGTCGCGAAAGGCCCGATGGCGAAAATCACCAAAACCAAGAAGATTGATGAGGAAGCGCTAGTAAGCAGTATCGCTAAAGCGACCAGTGAAGCGGTTGGAGTTTCAGTCACCAACATCGCAAACAAGCAAGAAGCCGCTCTAAAACTTTACCAGCGCGAGCCATTCTCGTCCGACAAAGACGGCGATGGCAAAAGCAAATACATCAGCCCAGACGTCCAAGAGCGCACAGATTGGGCAACGGCGCAGTTGATCCGCGTCTTTGATAGCCAAGGCCGCGTTGTCGAGTTTTCCCCAAACGAACCAAGTGATCAGCCAACCGCTGACCAGATGACGGACGCCTGCAACTTCGTTGTTCGCTCGAAAAACTCCCACGTCGCAATGCTTAGCCCATGGGTCAAAAATGGCTTCCTAACCGGCCTGGGTGTGACAATGGTGGAGTTTCGCAAAGAGCGTGAAGAACTACGCGAAGAAACTGCCGAGGGCTTATCGGACATTCAGCTCGTCGCTTTCCAAGAACAACATGATCGCGGTGAGATCGTCATTGAGGGCCATGGCGAGCCATATGATGCGCCTACGCCCGAGGCTATGCCTGGAATGCCACCTGAACTAGCAGCGCTTGCAAAGCAGATGCAGCCAAAAGTCCGCGACATCACCTTTAGACGTGTCCGGGAGATTCCACAGGTCAACATCATCAACTTGCCTCCCGAAGACTTCATCGTTTCGACGGATGCGGAAATGAACCAGCAGACAGGGGGCATCAAGGCCAGTTTGCAGGGTCACAAGAGCATCAAGAGCCGAAGCGACTTGCTGGATATGAATTTCCCAGCGGAAAAGGTGAACGACATTCCGAAAGCTGAAGGCGATGGAAGCGGAATGGGCCGTCAGCGCAGCAAGGAAACCGACTATGACGACGGCGCGGGCGCGGTTGAAGATAAAGTTACGGTCTACGAGATTTACATGAAGACGGATATTGGCACTGGAACGCGCCGTCATTACCGCTTCACGCTTGCTGGCGACCTGCAGAACAAGCCGGTGCTGCTTCACTACGAAGAGGTGACCAAGTTCTACCCATATGCAGCGTTTGTACCGTTCCCGATCCCAAATACGTTGTTCGGTCAGGGCATGGTTGATCGGGTCGGACCCGCTCAGCGTTTGAAGTCGCAGATCACTCGTGCGCAGCACGACAATCTGAATAAGGCTGTCAATCCGATCACCGTCTACAATCCAGACCTTGTCCGTGCTGATGATCTTCTCAATATTCACGCCGGTAAGGCAATTCGAAGCGAAGACCCAAGCGCGGGTATTTCCTGGGTGCAGCATCCGTTTACGGCGATGCAGGCACAGCCGATGATCGACAGTCTGAACCAAGAACTTGATTACACTACCGGTGTCGGTGGTGCATTGGCATCGGTCAACGCATCTGACTTGCAAAACACGACCGCGACCGCCAACGCGCAACGCGCAAGCAGCCAGCAGATGTTAGTCGAGCAAGTGTGTCGCGAGTTTGCAGATACCGGCTATCGCTATCTCTTCCGCATTATCGTTGACCTGTTTCAATCCAATCCAAAGGATGCGGAAACTTACATTCGTCGCCTGACAGGTTCCTTCACTCCGATCCAAATCGACATGTGGGATGCTGATATGGACGTAACCGCGAACGTTGCGTTCGGCGTCACTGACAAGATTGGTAACTCCGCAAACCTGCAACAGGTATTGGCGCTGCAAACGCAGTTCCAGCCGATGGGACTTGCAAACTCACAGACACTATACACGACAGCAACGAAGATTGCCGAGAATGCGGGTTTCAAGAATGCGCAGGCTTTCTTTGTCGATCCATCGACATTGCCACCACAGCCACCGGCTCCACCTCCACCGGACCCGAATAGCGCGTTGATTGAGCAGATGCGGATCAAGGGCGAATTGGATGCTGCTGCCAAGCAGAAGGAATATGAATTCCAGTGGAACAAGTTGCGCATGGAAGACGACTTGAAGCGTGACCAGATGGCGCAGGATTTGGAAATCAAGCGTGCCGAGATTGAGGCTAAGTATCAGGCCCAGGTCAACATCGCACGTATCCAGCAGGAGCAGGCCCGCGAGCGTAACGACCTAGATTTTGCGGTCGCTGCAAACGAGGCACAGACACAGATCAAAGAGGCTGAACAACAGCAAGCGCAGCAGGAGCAAGCAGCACTAGCACAAGCTGCGCAGCAGCAGGTAATGATGCCTCCACAGGCTCCGCAGATGCCTCCGCAGTTTTAAGGAGTAAACAGTGAACCAAGAAATCATCGCACGCGGGCGAAATGCGAAGCGCGTGCTGGACATGCCGGAATTTCAGATGCTCACGGATGAGGTGCGAACAGAAATATTCGACCGCTTCCGCAAGACTAACGTGGTGGATCGTGAAGAGCGCGAAGAGATACACCGCATCATGTACGCGTGCGACCTGTTTATCGCCCGCCTGGAAAAGTATGTCGCGCAAGCAGAGACAGAGATTGCGGTGTCATCGCATGAGAACGATGCATAAGAGCATCAAGAACAACGTTCCTCAGTAAATACGTTATCACTAACAATTACTGAGGTAATTCATGGAATTGACCAACAATCCCGGTGACGGGACTGGTTCAGTGTCGGAAGACACACGAGACGCATTTAGGGCTTTGCTGGACAGCGAAAACGCTACAATCCAAGACGCAGAGGCTGATGCAGGAACGGAAACCGAAGGTGTTTCCGAAACATCGGAAGACGAGTTTGAGGGCAACGAGGAACAATCCGCAGAGGACTCCAACGACCTAGAAGATGAATTGGAAGATGCAGAGGTCGAGCAACAGACGGCTGTTGAAGCAATCGAACTGGCAGATGACGCGCTCATAAACGTTAACGGTGAGCAACTTACTGGCAGAGAATTGAAAGACAGAGGACTTCGCTGGGCCGACTACACGAGGAAGATGCAAGAACTTGGAGAGCACCGCAAAAAGTGGATCGTTCAAGAAGTTGAATTTCATCAAATTCGTGCTCAATCTGAGCAGGCGATTAACGATCTAGCCGCGCATGTTGCACAGGTTTTCGAAATGACCGATTTCGGCCCGGAGCCGGATTGGGAAAGCGAATTCGCGGGTGACCCTTATGAAGCGAACTTGAAACGCATTCGTTGGGACAAGGACAAAGCAGCATGGCAGCAGAAGCAAAGCGCTCGTGAACAGGCCGTGAAGGCGATCCACGATGCACAGGTTGAGTTGGCGCGTCAAAACGCGGCTCACTTAGAAGCAAAGCGACACCACGAGATTATCGAAAGTCGCGAGTTGCTCGCAAAGCGTTTGCCCGATGTTTTTGGCGATCCGAAAAAGGCCGATCTTCGTCTTTTGGAAATGTCCTCGTTCCTACAGGAGCAAGGATACGGCCCAGACGAAATTCTGACCGTAACAGATGCCCGCACCATCGCGCTCGCTCATTTCGCAATGCTCGGAATGGAAGCAGCAAAGAAGGTCAAAGCAGCGGTTCAGAAGATTGAGTCCACACCGGCAATTATTAAGCCGAGCACCACTGCATCGAAGAAGTCCAGCAAGACGGGATTCGACCGAAAACTCAGCGAGCTGAGAAACGGTCACGTCGATGGAAAGGACATATTCAAATACCTTTTAGACAACGAATAATAAGGAGAAGCCAATAATGGCCGTTTTCAAAACTACAGATTCTAGCAACGTCAAGCAGGCGTGGCACAAATCAATTTCCACCCTCGCGCAAGAGGACACTCCGTTTATCTCCGCTATCGGCGAAGACAAAACGACTAACCCGATCACTTCATTTTTCAATGACTCGCTTCGCTCCGCAAACGCGGATAACGCGGGCATTGAAGGCGCTGCGTTCCCAGACGCGAACCTAACCGGCCCCGTAATGCGTACGAACTACACGCAGATTTTCCGCGAAACAGCGGAAGTATCTCGTACACTTCGTGAGTCCGAAACCCTCGGTACTTCTGACGCCTTCTCTTATCAGATCGATAAGGTTGCACGCGCATTGAAGTTGGACCTTGAGAAGGCTGCTATTGGTGGTCAGGCGTCCGTTGCTCCGACTGGTGCCGTCGCTGGACGTATGGCTGGTGCAGAAGCCATGATCACAACAAACGTGTCGCATGGCACCAACGGTTCCACTCCCGGCTATAACGGCGCGACTTACGGCAAAACCGTAACAGGTACGCTTCGTGCACTTACAGAAGACATGTTCAACGCAGGTCTCCAAGGCGCTGCTGAAAAGGGCGGCAAGCCAACTAAGATTTTTGTTGGTGGTTCGCTAAAGCGTAAGATTTCGGCGTTCACTGGTAACAGCACTCGCTACCAAGATTTGTCTGAAAAGAAGATCAACAACGTTGTTGATGTCTACACTGGTGACTTCGGCGTCTACCAGATCATCCCAAACTTCTACATGAGCACGTCGGTGGTTCTCGCTATCGACCCTAAGAAGTGGTCGCTCGCGTACCTGACACCATGGACAAAGGAAGACCTCGCGAAGACCGTTGACGGTGATCGTAAGGCTATCCTCTGCGAAGTGACCCTTAAGGCACTAGACGAGCGTGCGAACGTCAAGATCGCGGACGTTCAGTAAGACATCAAGTGAGGGGCGATAAGCCCCTCATTTTCATCGCCAATAACAATAATAAGAAACGAGGCGATCTTTGGAATTCCGAGACCTATTTGAAATTTTTGGCGACCGCACTGTTGGAGAAATTATCCCAGAAGGCACCAGTCGCGTTATGTACTCCAACGGTCAAGTGACCGAGATCTGGCACAACGAAGGGGCGCACATTCGCAGAGAGCGTTTGCATCACACTTTCGCAGCAGTGATGGAAGCGAACAAGGAAGCTGCGAAGGATTACTCCAGAACCGGCGGTATCAAGAACAACACTCAAGTCGCAGCAATCCCGGCGACCGTCTATGCTGAACTGCAAGCCAGCGGCATCACCGATGATGCGAGCGATTTCAAGAAGTGGCTCAACGATTCAGATAATGCTTGGGTCCGCACAAACGATCTGAGGGTCTGACGATGGCCTTTGAAACCTACAATGAAATTCTCACTGCCGTTGGCGACTACATCATGCGACCGGATGCACCGATTGCAAGTTTCATCGCGCTTGGTCAGGCCGATGTCGCACCTTTCATCAAGCACTACGAGCAAGAAACGACCGTCACGCTCACAACGGCTGACAACACGGTAGCTTTGCCGACCGACTTTCAAGAGGCACGTCGTGTCGTGGTTGATGGCGAACTCGCCATTCCGACGAGCATCTATCGCAAGGACTTCCTGACAGGCTCGATCAATTACTACCAGAAGGGCAAGCAGTTGGTGTTCGTGCCATCAAGCGACACGAGCCGAAGCGTTGAACTTATCTACTACGCTCGCGTCCCATTCATCGACGCGACCCGTCAAAGCAACTGGCTCACCGAAAACGGCTTCTCGTCTGTTATCTTCCACTCAGCGCTTGTCCGCGCCTATCGCTGGATGAAGGACAAGGACAGCGAAGCGCTGGAAAAGACCAGTCTGAACGAGGCGATTGCCAACGTGGTCGCGGATCATAACCGCGCAACAGGCAGCGGCAATCAAGTCGAAATCGACTTCGGAGGACCATTGTTTTGATCCTCGATAGCGCTCTCGGTCCTTGGCGTCCTGACCTGCCAAACCTTAACAATCCGGGTGTCACAGTCGCCCGCAATGTCACTCCTGGCATCGGCTCTTTTGCAGGCAGTGTGACCTATAACCCGCTCCGTCGTGCCGAATTGTTCTTCGACACCAGTATGGAAAGCCGACCAACAGGCACGGCGGTAGGTCAGGACCAGTTCGGAACTGCAAAGGTGTACGGTGGTTGCGCAAGCAAACTCTACAAACTGTCACCGCAGACACACGCTTGGACCGATGTAAGCCGTAGCGGCGGGTATTTGAGCGGTGATCGCGAGCGCTGGAACTCGGTCGAGTTTGGTTCGTACCAGATTTTCACCAACTTCAATGATGCGCCCCAATACATCGACATGAACACAGACGATGCGCCGGGGGCAAAGTTTGCCGCCCTCACGACACTTGCTCGTGGTCGCTACGTGGGTACGCACAAGGGACATGTGATCCTGGCAAATACGTCCGATCCACTTGACGGCGCTAAACCAAACCGAGTTCGTTGGAGTGGTCTTGAAACTCCCGCCGATTGGGCTTTCTCAGCGCAGACCGGAGCAGACTTCCAAGACATTCACGGCTACGGGGCAATCCAAGGCATCGTGTGCAATGACAGCGTCTGGATTTACATGCAACGCGCTGTTGTCCAAGGCACCTACATCGGTGCGCCATATGTCTTCCGCTTCGACACCCGCGTTGAAGGCAAAGGCTGCACAATCCCTGAAAGCCTGATCGCGGTCGAAGGCAAGTCGTTTTTCTTCAGCGATGACGGCTTTTACATGCATGAGCGCGGCGACCAGCTCGCGCCAATCGGTATCGGCAAGATCAACAAGCACTTCTTGGAGGATGCTGATCCGGGCTTCTACCAATTCATGAGCGTGGTGGCCGATCCACGCGAAACGCTAATCTACTGGTCATACGTGAGCACGCAATCGCCGGATAATACACCGGATAAGATGCTCATCTACAATTACCAAACAGGGGAATGGTCAGAAGCGCAGGCAACCACAGACTTCCTGTTCAGCGCCCGCACACTCCCTTGGACTATCGACCAGTTGGACATTTATGGCAGCATCGACAATGTGCCTGCGAGCTTCGATGATCCAATGTGGGCCGGTGGTAATTCCATCATGTGGGGCATGGACATGAATGGGGCGATCTATTCGTTCTCCGGTCCGACACTACCCGCAGTGATCGAGACACAGGAACAACATCTCATCAATGCCGTGCGTGCGGTCGATCCTCGTTCAATGGGTGATCGAACAAACGTGCTTGGCGTGCGCCCGCTATTTGAAGGCGCTGGTTGCACTGTTGCGGTTGCTGTTGGATCAAGAAGTCTCAGCAACGGCGACGTGTCTTGGTCGCTGCCATCAACCACTCATCCCGATACGGGTTTTGCGCCGTTCCGATTGCAAGGCCGATTTCATCGCGTTCGACTGCAACTGAATGGTGAATGGCAGAAAGCCTTCGCGCTGCAAATCGACGCTAATTCCGCTGGCTTCCGCTAAATACGGCAACAGGTGAGGTGAAGCGTGCAAAGCATTTACAATCCAGATGACAAACGAGCAGTCCAACAGGTCGTAAATGAACTCGTGCGCCAGTTCGACAACACTGGATCGATAACGCTTGCTCTTTCGAAGACTTCGACCGTGGTCAGCAATCCAAAGGTTCTGCCAACAAGCGTGATCGTTTTGCAGCCTAGAAACACGAGCGCAGCTTCAATCGCCGCGACAACGTTTGTAAGCAGCAAGGCAAGCGGACAATTCACGATCACTCACCCAAGTTCAACAACGCCTCGTGCGTTCGACTTCGTAATTCATGGAGTGTGATGGCAGTTCAGAGGATCGACACCGCAGAGCAATTCGAGGTCGAATATCCTCGTGTCCGTGACTGGCTGATTAAAGCACTCAAGCGTCAACTATCCGGTGGCGACGAAGTAGACCTTTTGATCGGCTTGTCCGAACGAAAGTACCTGCTTTGGACAAGCGAAAGCGCAGCCGCAGTAATGCAAATCCTCAACGTCGATGATGTCGATGTTTGCCACCTGTATTTGATCGGTGGTGAGCGGGCGAATGCGTTGGAAGAGATTTTGAACGGTGCGGGCGAAGTCGAGCAATGGGCAAAGTCGAAGGGCTGCAAGGGCTTCTACGGCATTGGAAGGCCGGGTTGGGAAAACGCGCTCGCTCCACACGGTTTCAAGGTGCGGACAGTCAATTTGTACAAGGAATTTTGAATAAGGAAATTACGCGATGGTCTCTAAAACACCAAAAGAAACGACAACGAAGACAGAGCCATGGGACGGCGCAAAGCCATATATTTCCAAGTACCTCGCTCAAGCCGATAAACTCTATTCTGAGGGCAAACCCGAATATTACCAGGGGTCAACGGTTGCGGATCAGTCATCGGCAACCAAGGACGCGCTCTCCATGCAAGAGGCTCTGGCACGCTCCGGTTCTGCCGCAAGCGGCCTTGCCACAGCAAGCAATGCAGTGAACAACATCACATCGGGTGGAGCGTTCAGTTCTCAGCCAAACGCCACGCTGTCGCAGTTGCAGAATGGCTTGAACTTGGGAACTAACCCTGCTGCCACAAGCGCTGATAACCTCGCTGCTGGTGGAACTGGTGGTCCTGGCAACGGAACGCTCACAGCGGGTCAGAACTTCACGAACGCGGCTCTCGGTGCGCAACAGGCCCAGGCTGGTGCTTTAGCTGCCGGCAACAATCCCGCGATGGATTATCTGAAAGCAACTGCATCCGGTGCCAATGTCGGCAACAACCCGTACTTGGATGCAATGGTCAGCAACCAGCAGACCAAGATTGCAGATCAGTTCCGCAACATCACCGCTCCACAGATCGATAGTCAGGCAGCAAGTCTCGGTCGTATGGGATCGGGCGCATATGCGCGTCAGCGCAACAATGCGGAGACAACAGCAGCGACGGCAATGGCTGATCTGGCAACGAGCATGTACGGCAACCAATACAACACGGACAAGGATCGCCAAATGTCGGCTGCTGGTCAGTACGGCAACTTCTACAACAGCGATCAGGCCAACCAGTTGAACGCCAACGCAAACCTAGCCAACACGAGTGCTAGTCAGCAGGGATTGCGCAATGACGCGGCTAATGCCGCTAACAGTGCGTATCAGTTCGACAAGAACCTTCAATTGCAGGGAGCGAGCCTGCAAAGCGACATTTACAATTCCGGCATCAGCAACCAGTTGCAGAACGGCAATCAAATGCTCAACGCTGCCAACTCGCAGGCCGGTAATCAGGTCGCGCAAGCTAACACGCAGTTGAACGGCGCAGGAATGGCCGGTCAGCAATATGCGAACCAATATCTCCCAACTGATAAACTCGGACAGGTCGGTGCGCAGATCGATACACGAAATCAGGACGTCTTGAATGCGAACATTCAACGTCATGACTTCATCCAAAATGCACCGATCAATGCAGCTGCGAGCATGATCAGCCTTGCGAACAACGGCAACTATTCGAATACGACAACGCCTGTGTATTCTAACTCAGGAAGCCAAGCGTTGGGTGCGATGACCTCGCTCCTGGGTATGCTCGCGCTTTGCGATGAGCGCACAAAGATCGTCTTCGAATGCGTTGGAAACTTCCCGAACGGCATTCCGATGTATCGCTTTGCGTACAAGGACACGCCAGAGGAAGTGTTCATCGGCCCATTGGCGCACGAAGTCGAGGCGGTTCTGCCGGATGCTGTGGTTGAGATCGCGGGCGTCAAACACATCATCACAGACACATTCATGGAGGCCGCGTAATGTTCGATCTATTGGAATTTCTCAAGCGCTTGCAAGGCGGTCAGGACGCACCGACCGGCATAATTGGCATGGCGCAGCAACCACAAGAGCAGCAACAGCCGCAACAGCAAAATCTCCTGTCTCGTTTCCTGCCCCAGGACGAGGATAAGCGCGATGCACTTGCCTCGCTTTTGTTGAACTCAGGTGCGGGAATGATGGTCGCTGGTGGGCCAAGCGCAACACCAGTGAACACGCTGAGTGCAGTCGGGCAAGGGCTTGGTGCAGGTGCCAAAGCCTATGCGCAGGCACGAAACGACGCGGTTTCGAATTCAGTAAGTCGCGCGAAGCTGCGCAGTGATCAGGTGAAGATGCAGCAGGCACAAGCTGCGCAGAACTTTGCCACTGGCATCAACACAGATGGCAACGCGGGTTTTTCAATTCCTGATTTGAAGAAATTGTACCAGCAGTATTTGGCTATGGGCGAGTTTAGCGCTGCCAACACCATCCTTGAGCGCATTCAGCGCCTAGACGACGAGCGTGCAAAGGTTGGTATGGTGCGCGGCGATAGCGGTTACTTGTTGGCTCCCGGCGTGCAAGAGAGCGCTGGCGCAATCGAGCGCAGCAAGGCGGCTGGTCGCGTGCAGGGCGAAGAGCAGTACAAGAAGACCGACGACATTCGCGAATACGAACTTTACGAGCAGCAAGAAGCCGCTGCTGGTCGCACGCCACAGGATTTCACAACATGGTCACGAGGGAATAAGAAATCCGGCTCAACACAGGTCACAGTCGGCGGCAACAGTGACAAGTTCAAAGAGAAGTCCGACGAGAACGCAGCAAAGCGTTTTGATGAGATCGCGGGAGCTGGCGCAAGTGCTAATCAGATGGTTGGCGACATGGACTTGCTTATCGATCTGGGGCGCAAAGTTGAGACTGGTAAGGGTGCGGAATGGAAAGCCGCTATTGGTCCCTATGCGGAAATGGCTGGTGTCAGTGTTGATGGCCTTAACGAAATCCAAGCCTATCAAGCGGTCGTTTCGCGTATCGCTCCGAACCTGCGTCCTGCTGGTTCAGGTGCAACATCCGACTTTGACGCCAAGCAGTTCCTGTTGAGCATCCCAAGCATTGGCAACACGCGTGAGGGTAACGAGATCATTGCAAGCACGATGCAATCGGTCGCTCAAAACAAGATCGCTGCCGCCGAAATTGCAAACCGAGTCCAGCGCGGCGAGTTGACTTGGCAAGACGGTGACAAGGAAATCGCAGCACTTCCTAACCCTTACACGAAGTTCAAATCGTTCAAGGCTGGAACTGATAAACAGAAGAACGGGAACACGAGGCCAGCACAGGGCGGCACGATCGTCACAGGCAGCGACGGTGTGCAGTACCGCTTCAAAGGCGGTGACCGCAACAAGAAAGAGAATTGGGAACCCATTCTATAACCCGCTCAAGCGGAGAGAATAAGAAGCCCGAAAAGGGACGAGGAATATTTGGCCAACTACATCAGATATCGAAATCAAGGCGCAACACGTAGTCGACCACTAGACGACGATCTCATCAAGCGACTTGCCTATCCCCAAGACATGGGGATCACCATGGAGGTTTTCTCCGGTGGTCAGCCATCGAAGGACGAAGGCGGCGCTCGTGTCGGAAGCGTTCGACATGACCACGGCGGCGCAGCCGATGCTTTCTTCTACAAGGACGGTCGTAGGCTGGATTGGGCCAACAAAAACGATCTTCCCATCTTCCAAGAGATTGTCCGCAAGGGCAAGCACAACGGCGTAACCGGCTTTGGTGCTGGTCCCGGCTACATGCAAGCAGGCTCCATGCATATCGGTGGAGGAAAACCTGGAGTGTGGGGCGCTGGTGGCAAGGGCGAGAATGCGCCTGGATGGCTATCGGCGGCATACAACGGCACGAAATACGAGCCTGTTGATCCGGTTGCCGAAGTCGTCGCAGCCGCTCAAACAACGCCACCACAGCCAGTCGTTCAAGCCGATCCGCAATTGCAGGCTAAGGCCGCAGCACCGGACGAGCGTGGCATCGGGAAGAAGATTTTCGACCGCGTGCTCGGCACTGAAACGCCAGATCAAGCCAAAGCCTCACTGCTTCCGAAAGTTCTCCCCGACGAGTTTATGGGCGTCAACACCAAGAAAGGCATCAACCTTCTAGGAGCGCTCAGCAGTGCGTTTGCCAATTCAAGCCAAACGGACGACCTCAATAAGCAGGCGCAGCAGGCCGCACAAGCGGGCCAAGCCCGCCGTGGTGAGGCGCAGCCAGTGCAAGTCGGCCTCATGAACTCGCAGACGCAGACCGGCGATGAAGTTCAAGGCAATATGAAAGCGCTCGCTGCCCTAAGCCCGCAAGAACTCATGGAACTGCTCAAGAAACAAAAAATGGGAGGTCTCGGTGGCCTCGGAGGATGGCGCGTATAATGGCAATGCCTTGGGAAATGAACTGGGACGAACCAGCAAAGGAAAAGAAATCAGAAGCACCAACGGGCGGTATGCCCTGGGAACGTGATTGGTCGGCTGAACCAGAGGCGACACCCGAGCCTGTATTCAGTGGCTCGCTTCTCCCGTTAAGCAAGGACGCAAGCGGCGAAGTGAGTTTCGACAGTAATGCAGGTCTGCTTGGCAGTTTCAAGAAGGCGTTCATGACCCCCGGCGATGCAATGGCCGGCAAGTTTGATCCGACTAGCGATGAGGGTATCGGACGCGCTTTCGAATTTGCGACGACGTTTAGTCCCGCAGGTCTGCAAGGCGCGGTTCCAATGGGAGCAACAACCGTTGTTCCTCGGAGCGGTTTTAATCCCGTCAAGAACACGATCATCGGAAACGCAGACGACGGCGCAGTGATTGCGCAGCGATGGAGAGACTTTACCGATATCGGCGTGCAGCCAACGACTGGCATGGTTTCAGGCTCCACTCGCGCAGCTGCCAAGGAACACGCTTTGTCGATGACCGGCGCGGGAAAGAACCTTCAAGAGCGCATGGGCGATGCTTACACCAAGCAAGGCGACGAATTCGGCCGCATCGTTGATGGCATTACCAGCCGCACCAATCCCGGTTCGAAAACGACCACCCGCCAAGAACTCGGTGATATGCTTCGCGAGCAGGCACAAGCGGCCAAAGACGCTGCTTATGCGCGTTCGGAAAGCCTCTACAATGATGTAGGTCGATTGACCGGCGACAAGCCAGTAGCCAGCGATGCAACGAAAGCGTTTAGCAAGTCTTTGGCAGAAACGAAGAAGGGGCTTGGGAATTCGGAAGCTCTCAATCGCGGCCCGCAACTGGATCAGGCCATTCGTCAGACGCAAGCGATTGTCGATGACATGGGCAAAGGAATGACCTTCACGAAGTTGAAGGAAGCACGCACGGCCATTTCTCAGATCGCAAACAAGCCCGATGTAGACCCCGCATTGAAAGCGCACCTACAGGGACTTCGCAACGCAATCACAACGGACATGGAAGCAACTGCACGCGGCGCAGGTGATGACGCTCTGCAAGCGTTCCGAAAGGCCAACAACCATTATCGCCGCACCGTCGATGGTGACACTGGTTTCGGCAAAGGCAGCGCTGTGAACACGCTCATCAATAAGCCGACGCCGGAAGAGGTTTACGGCTATGTCATGGGCAAGTCCAAAGAGGGCGGCTCTCGATTGAACGCTGTTCGTCGTCAGATCGAGAAGAGCGAAGACGGCAGAGCCACATGGGACAATCTTACAGGTTCCGTCGTGGAGCGCATGGGCTTGAAGAACGCCGATGATGTTGGCTCCTATGACCCCGGCATGTTTATGCGCAACTGGAAGGCTATGGCGCCGGAAGCGAAGGACGTTTTGTTCAAGGGAACTGGTCGCGCTCAGTATCGTGCAGACCTAGATCGCCTCGCACGTATTGCGGATGACATAGCGAAGTACGGCAAGCACAAGAACCACTCCAACACGCAAACCCATAAGACCATGCTTGAGGAAGCCAACCCCTTCGACAAAGGAAGTTTGCTTGCAGCGGCACTGGCTGGTCCGAAGGGCTTCGCCCTGGCAGCGGGTGCAAAGGGCGCAAATGCTTTGAGCAAGGGTTATCAAGCGAAGATGCTCTCCGACCCGGAAACGGTTCGTTGGCTCGCAGGCATTCCCCGCGCCCAGGTCGAAAAAGGCGGACTGCGCAAGCATGTTGGCGCGCTGGTCGATATCGCACGCAAAACGCCTGATCCGGTCACGCGCACGGCAGTCTATGACTACCTGCGCAGCGTGGGTTATGAGCCTCAAAACGACGATAACAATTAAATACGAGAGGCGGCAACGACCGCTTCTGACACCCAATAAGAATAATAAGAAAGCGGTGATCGCCAATGGTAGATATTAGTGACCCTAAGTGGTCTGAGGTGGATTCAAACAATAACGGTGTCGCGCCTGACGGCATCCAGGGTGGATATCCACCAAATACGGTTGCTCCAATTCTCAGAGCCACACGTGGCGCTGTGAAGCGTGCCTATAACAAAATCAACGCGATCTACACGACGACCGGCACGGCGACCGCTCTGGTTCTAACGCTGGCAGCTACGCCGGATGCACTGGTCAAAGGTGAGCGCTATGCGTTCTTCGCTTCGCAGACCAACACAGGGGCGATGACGCTCAACGTGAATGGTCTTGGTGCAAAGTCGATACTTCAACAGGATGGCGCAGCACTAGCAGCGGGACAAATCGTTTCCGGTTCAGCAGTCGCGGTCATCTACGATGGCACGAACTTCCGCCTTGAAAACTACATCAACAATCCAAAGTTCACAGGCACGCTCAGCGTGAGCACTGTGTCAGCGACGACAGTAAATGCCACCAACATAACGGCTACCCATACGGGTAACGGTGCGGCGCTTACCGACCTCAACGCTTCCAATATTTCGACCGGCACGATTGCAGATGCACGTCTACCATCGACTCTGACAAGCAAGACGTTCTCGGGACCAATCACTTCAAATGGTCCTGTCCTTATCAACACTCCTTATCCAGAACTACGCCTTTCGAGGACAGCGGATAACGCTTGGCGGAATGTCGTTGACGCCAACGACGGCTCTTTTGTAGTCCAACACAGTACTGATGCGTTCGCAGCCAACTTCACTAACTCGCTGCTTTTGACCAAAGCGGGTGAAGCGTTTGTGAACGGCTCAAAGGTGTACACGCAGGGCAATCTTTCGCCTGCGCTCACGGTCACACAGATGATTGCGGGTAACGGTTTGACCGGAGGTGGTTCATTATCCACCAACCGCACATTCACGCTTGGAACACCAACTGCAATTTCCGGCTCGTCCACTAACATCGTCACGACGAACTCCCACAGTCACCAATTGCTTCTAACGGCTGCTGATATCAGCGGCGCACTTGGCTATGTTCCAGGCAAAGGTGATGGCGTACCAATCGGCGGCATGATTATGCTGTACGGAAACGACAGTTCAGCACCCATTGGCTACTTACTTGCGAACGGTGCTGCTGTCACTGCGACCTATTCCGATCTCCGCGCATTTGGTCTTGCTCGTGGCTGGGCCGTCAACGCAAGCGGCGATCCGCTGCTGCCCGACATGGGTGGCTATTTCGCACGTGGTTGGAGAACCGGCCAAACCGTCGATAGCGGACGCGTGTTCGGTACCGTCCAAGAAGATCAATTCCAGAACCACCGCCATCCTGCGAACAAGATCACCAATGCAACAGCCTCCGTTCCGTTTAACAACAATCAGCAAGGTTACGCGCCCGCTGTTATTCCGGGCTATACGAACACGCCTCAACCCGAAGCGGTTGGTCACGGCGCAACGTTAGTTGACGGCGCTAACGGCACTCCACGTACTGGCAGCGAAACCCGACCGACCAACGTCACAGTCACGTATTGGATCAAAGCGTTCTCCTCCGACCAAACAACCGGGACTGCCGATCTTACGCAGTTAGGCAATGATGTAGCAGCACTCACCCTTCGAACGGGTGCCCTTGAAACGAGAGTGCCGTTTGCAAGCGCTGCACAGACGGTTATCGGCTCCGGCGTTGTGACAGTAGGACACACGCTGGGCAAAGTCCCTGCATGGATCACGTTGGATTTCGTCAACACGCAGGCCGAGGGCGGCTACTCATTGGGCGATATAGTGAGTGTCGCTCCATCACTGCCGGACAACTACGGTGCTCACGGAATCACGGTATGTAAAACGGCGACAAATGTAATCGTGATCTTCTCGTCAGGTGGCGTTTACCTCAATCAAAAGACGGGCGGTGCGCCATACCTGATGAACCCTACTAGATGGCAGCTAATTGTGAGGGCAGCAGCATGACACAGAGATTTTTCGTAGACACCAACGGCTCATTCATTGGCAGCTACGACGGTCCAAATGAAACAATGCCATCCAATCTTATCGAACAGATCGAAGTGCCGACTGCGCCGGAAGATGGTCGACAGATTTGGAAAGATGGTGCGTGGCTCCCGTACACACCGCCGCCGATGATCGCTGTTATCTGGGCGGTTCACTTCTGGGAACGAATGACGCAGGGTGAGGCTGAATCCGTGGGTGTTGAGATGGAGAAACAAGACTTCAGGACGCGTATGATCTTCTCAACTGCAAACTCATTCCGCTCCGATCACGAGTTGTGGCCGGTACTGCACGCACTTGCTGCTGCTCTGTTCCCGCCAGATCGAGTTGACGTTATTCTCGCGCCGTCCGAGTTCGTCGCTCCGTAACGACACCCCTGAGAATTCAGGGGGATTTTGCCCCCTTAGATTTTGGGGGGACAGGAAAGTTTTTATCGTTCATGACCGCATCGGCAATTTGCCTGCGCTCTACGACATCATCAAAGTGATCTCTGCCGCTAATGTTGATGAACGGCTCCAAACTTGGCCCTCGCGGCGTTATCTCGATGGCGTTTTCGAAATTTGGCCTGCCATCGAGATCACGTTCGGCAAACATTACGGGTCGGCCAACTTTGTTGATTTGCGAGGACATGTCGTACTGGTCAATCAAATTTCCCTTACGATCAAACATGTACCCACGTAAGCCGCCCGCGACACCAACCATTACCGTCTTCTGTTCGAAGTTGATGGACATCGTAGAGATGAACCGCTTCAGCAGTCGAGCAACCCTGGCGCGGCTTTGATAGACAAGGTCCGCATCGTCCGACGACCACAGTGCGCGTTCCTGCTCCATGCGTTCAACGGCAGTCGCCATCTGCTTCTGACGGCCATCCAGTGCTGCAAGGTCTTCGTTCAATTCACGCAGTCGCGCAATCGCTTGCTCTCGAAGTTGGCGAGCCGTTTTAAGGCGAACCATTAGGTTCTTCCTATCCGCGTCCTCATCCGCATTTTCAATGAAGTCCATGAGGTTGTCGTACTGACGCGATGCCTTCTTCGCGCTCTGCTCTGTGAGCGCAATATCTTGCAGGATTTGTTCGCGGCTCTGGTCGTGAGAACCACCTCGATCAATGTCAGGATCGAGGATTGTTAGGTGCTTGAAGACGGCGTCCTCTAAAACATCGTACCGATATAAGCCGCTCGATTTCTCACACGTGCCGGTTCGGGAATAGTTGTCGCAGTACAGGTAGTATTGCTTGGACTTGCCACCCGTGCGCAGTCGGAGCGAACTCCCGCAATGCTGACATGTGATCTGCCCAGAGAACAGGTTCGTTATCCTGTTGCCTTTATGACGACCACGTCCAAAGGCCGTTCTTAGTCCCCGCTGCACTTGCCAAAACAGTTCTTCGCTAACCGCAGCGGGGTAATAGTTTTTGATTGGCTCACCAAATGGGGTCCGTTCGCCGTCCACGATGTGCGTTGGCTGATATGTGCCGATGCAGGCTTCATCACGGATGATCCGCCCAACGTTTGCTTGATACCATTGGCCTTTGCCACGAAAAGTCGGAATGCCCTCACGGTTGAGGAGTTTCGCAATCGTGACCTGTACAATGCCACTCTGAGAAAGCTGGAATATGCGTTGTACAGCGAACGCATGGGAATTTAGCCGGAATTCCCATTTTTCGTGACCAACCTTTACCGGCTCGATCCAGCCGTGAGCCATCGAGGAAAAGCGACCAATACCCCTTGCAGCGTTATTGCGTCGGTTCTCAGCTACCGCCTTCAATCGCTTGCTTTTCGTTTCGCTTTCCTCATGGGCGCGAGCCATTATCGTCAACGAGATGATCAACTGAGTAAAATTGGCATCAACCGTCGCTTTAGAGTAAATCTGATTGTCGGTCAGGGTGACGATGATGATATCGGCGTTGATCAGTTCCATGAACGGAACCAAGGCAGTTCGAACCTGCTGACGACTTAGGCGGTCGAGACTTTCGACGAGCAGGTAACTACCTGGTTTAATATGCCCTTGCTTTGCAGCTGCTAGGAACTGGCCAAACTTCCCCTCTGTAAGGTTGGCTCCAGTCCACGCACTTACGCCCTTGTCAGCGAAAGTTGTTTCCTCATCAAGTTTGAGGTTGTGACGATCCGCATACTGCCGGGAGAGTTCAAGTTGCCGTCGGAGACTGTCGCCCTTGATCTGGCGTTTCGAACTCATGCGAATGTATGAGTACGCCACCGGCCTCGCGTCAAAATCTGCCAT